ATCTGATCTGACGGGACTGGGCGATAGTGACGCGCTTGAACCCCAATGCGTCCACAACGGGCGCCGCAGTTTCATCGGTCTCCGAGAGCTTCTCGGCGTTCTGTTCTTTCTGCTCGTCAACAGCGGTGATCACATCATCCACAAAAAAGTCGGAGTCGATCTCACCCAGGTCAGAAAGCGTGAAGTCCAGTTCCTTTTCGTCAAACCCCATCGACTGAAGCAGGTCCATGTCGCCCTCTTCTTCAAAGAGGCGCTGCAGCTCGACCGAAATCAAAGCCTGGTCATATTCGGTTGATGCGACCCGGTTGTCTGCCAGACGCAATGCGTCCGCTTCTGCTTTGGTCAGATCATCCCGGATGATCACGGGCACTTTCTTCAGACCAAGTTTGATCGCAGCAAGACGGCGGCCATGACCGGCAATGATTGATCCGTCTTTCCAAACCACGATGGGCTGTGTCCAACCAAACTTCTCAATGGCTTTTGCCAGCTTCGCGATGTGCTCATCAGGATGCTTTTTGGCGTTCAGCTCATACGGAACCAGCTTATCGACATCGAAAATCTGGATGCTGTGATTTGGGGTGTTCATTTCTGGTCCTCCTGGAGCGCCAGTTCGAGTTCATCCAGATTATCAAGACTGTATTCGTCATCACCGGACACCTCTGGCATCTGGTCGCTCAGAAGATGCACCAGCGCGTCTCCGGCGTTGGTCAGATCATCAGAAGCGGTAAAACCCTGTGTCTTCTTGGTAGAGGCAATGAGGGCCGTCAGGCGCTCAGCGTCTCCAAGCGGCACTTTGAAGCGCACAATGGTGTGGGTTTTCTCTTGCTTGGGCGAAGCGGGCTCGGGTTTCTCCGGGTCTTCGCTGATTTCGAGCGCATCCAGATCGTCAAGCGCTATAGTTGAAGACGCAAAGATCAGATCAAGATCACTCTGCCCATAAGGAAGAAAGTTCTGCAAATCATCGGCGTCACCGATTTCCTTCAGAAGCTCTGCAAAGGCGAGACTGTCATCGACACCGTAACGGGCATTGTCGATCACACCGATCTCTTTTGCCTTGATGTCGTCAATGGGTCCGAGGTTCGCAACGGGCACTGTGACGTGTCCAAGCTCGATGGCCTGCTCCCAACGGTGCTGGCCACCCAGAATTTCCCAGCCGTCCAGACCCTCTACCTCGCGCACAATAATAGGCTTGAACATGCCATTGCGTTCAAGGCTGTTGCGGATCTTGCGTTCGGTGTCTGGACTACACTGGTTTGTATTCCAGGGGTTTTTCCGAAGAGCCTCGACGGAGACCTCCCGAAATTCGATGGACTGCGTCATAGTGAACTGCCATAAGTAACTGATTACTTATAATAACCGGAATGCCTCCTATATGGCAAGTGGAAAAAGAGGACGAATTGATGGCCACTGTTCAGATTGCGCGCAACGCCACCGTTGCAAAGCTGATCAATCCAACGCGGGAAGTGAAATCTTTCGTGAACAGCCTCTTGAGTTACTCGGTCGACACCGGTGGCTTTGCGGGATCATTCTCCGGTAAATCCTCGTTCTTTTCAGTGACCCAAAACACCTTTCCGGCTGGCTTTGCCTATCTCGCGCAACAAGAGCTTTCCTCTATCGGTCATCAGGTAAGTCTGATCCAGCATCCCCTGCCCCACCCTCTTGGGCCCGAAAGTCCAATTGTTGATGAGTTCGGAAACGACAATCCCGATTATGACTATCAGATGAAGACCCTGCGCCAGGTTGAGAAGCATGGCGCCGGTATCGTGCGTGTCGCGACCGGTGGTGGTAAGTCAAAAATCGCCAAGCTGATTATGGCGCGCTACAACCGGATGACATTGTTTCTAACCACGCGCGGCATCTTGCTCTATCAAATGGACGAGCAACTCAAGGAAAACGGTCTGAAGACAGGACAGATCGGCGACGGCGTGATGCGCGCTGTGAAGGGCGTGAACCTTGGTATGGTGCAGACCCTGGTGCAAGCACTGGAGGAGCCCTCTCTGGACCGCGAGCGCCGCGCTGTGATCTCTTCCAACCATACGACCAAGACAGGCAATCCCAACATCAGCCTGGACGAGATCACCCGGATCGCAACGGATAACTTTGAACGCAAGGTCAAGCGGCGCAACGCCATTGTGAAATTTCTTGAACTGATCGAGGTCGTGATCGGTGAAGAAGCGCATGAGGCCGGTGGGTCGAGCTATTATGAAATCCTGCGGCACTGCAAGAACGCACGCATCCGCATCGCGCTTACTGCAACGCCCTTTATGCGCACGTCCGCCGAAGACAATATGCGTCTTATGGCAGCCTTCGGACCGGTGCTGATCGACATCCCGGAAAGTCTCTTGATTGACCGCGGTATTCTGGCCAAGCCCTATTTCAAATATCGCGACGCGGCGCCGGGCCCGAGACTGCATCGCACCTCCCCTTTCGAGCGCGCCTACAAGCTGGGTTACACGGAAAATCCGCATATGCACGCGGATATGATCGGAGACGCGCGCAAGGCCGCTCAGCGCAAGTTACCGGTGCTGACACTGCTGGCGCGCAAGAAGCATGGTGAGATGGTTGCCAAGCTCTACAAGGACGCAGGACTGCGCTTTGTCTTTCTCAAGGGTGAGGATGACATGGTAGCACGCAGAACGCAGCTGGACGCGCTTATTGCGGGCGAGCTGGACGGTGTGATCGGCACAACTATTCTTGATGTCGGTGTTGATGTGCCGGCGATCGGTCTGGTGCAACTTGCAGGTGGTATGAAGGCCGAGGTCGCGCTACGACAGCGCATCGGCCGCGGCTTGCGTGCCAAGAAGAAAGGCCCGAACATCACCTTCATTGCGGATTATTCGTGCAACTTCAATCAGACCCTGAAGGATCACGCCCGGCAGCGCGAGAACATTGTGCGCCAGACACCGGGCTTCGTTGAGGGCATTTTGCCTGCAGATCAGGACTTTCCCTGGAATAGCTTTCCACTGAAATAGCTATCTGGCTATATCAGGTCCAGTTCATGTTCTTCTGAACAAAAGAGGCTGTGTTCAAAAGCGTCATACCCTGACGCTCGCGACCCTCTTCGGATTTGTTAGGCTGAATGGCGGCATTGCCGTTTGTCATCCAGCTTAAAATCGCCTCTTCGTGAAGATACAGTCCGGGATAAATACCGTATCCCGTTCTTGTCAGCGCATCGCCCCACAAGATAATGTCGATGCAGATCCGGTCGTCGTAAACGCCGGGGGTGATCATCTGCGATGGCAGATATGCGACCTCTGTATTTCTTGCGGGCTGAAGATACCCCTTGCGGTCGCGCGCCTTCTTGCTCTGGGGCCACAGCATTTGAAACGCCTGTCCGGATGCTTCCCAGATCGGCATTTCATTGTTTTGATAAAAGTGCGACCACGTATCATTTGACCGAAGGGTCGCATGAATGCGCCCATTTATCATCTCCACAAAGGTATCGTGCTCGACACCATCATGCGTTATTTTGTAGCCCATTTTTACGCCCTCGACGCAGCGAGAAGCTGCTGGTCTGTCATTGAAGTGTATGTAGAGGCAATATCAATAAAGCCGTTCAGATCAGAGCCTACGTCCAGATCGGCCGCAGAGAGATCGGGAACATCAATCTCCGTAGCCGTGGATACCGGATACGCGCCGTTTACGGACAGCGAAACATCCTGATTGGTCACGCGCCAAGAAATCGAGAAGTCGCGGTTGATACCAGGTGTCAAATAGGGTGTTGTGATACTTGCTGTCGCGCCGCCATTTCTCATGGTCAGCGTGATATTGCCTGTCTTGGCTCCGTCTGTGTCAAGTGTCATCGTGATGCGATTGCTCTCGTCCACACGACAGTCCATCAAGGTCATCGTTCCGGCCGCGTTCTCATCTACGAATGAAACCGCACCTCTCAGAACACCACTGCTGTTTCCGATGATGTTATGGTTTGCAGCCTTGATGATCGGGTTAAACGCAGGACGTGTAACGGCAGAGCCTTTGGTCGCGATCAGCGGGCTGGGCGCTGCGTTCGGTTCGAACTGGGCGGCATCTATGATTACAGTCTCCGTTCCGGCCCAGGCGCCTTCTGGCAGTCCGAGCGAAGAGAAGGAGTTTCCTGTTGTGCTTGGTGCCATCGCGAAAACACTATAGAGGCTGGTGCTTCCGACAGAACCTATGACGTTCAACCGGTAATATCCGCCACCAAGCGCTTCTTTGTAGGCACCAAGAAAGACGCTCGCATTGGCACCTGTCTTGATCTCGGTCGCGTCCTGAGTGATCGTGTCCAGATCGAACACGGCTGTCACGTAGTATTCCGACAGTGCTGCCTGAATCCCTAAAGACACAATGCCATGAGTGCCCTTTTTAACCACAAACGACACGCAGGATATGATGCCATTTGCGCTTCCACTCAGAAGTTGACTTATGGATGGTGTGCCGCTTGCAATGACGTCCGTTCCCATAAGAAACGCACTCATCTGTCCATCTGTGCCTGTTTCACTGGCAGGCGCAATGGGAGGAACTTGCGACCTTGTCCATATTGTGTCGAATGACTTACTGTGGGGCAGAATGTTCTGTCCTGTCGGCGCAACAACGATACCGCGAGTGACGGATCCATCAGCCTTATAAACCGTTGGCCTGACCCAGGGAAGATAGCGCGCCGCGTTATCGGTGCGCACATACTTCATCTGATCGCCTGTGCGGAACTCCGCAGGCACATCCATCACCGGAATGTCGTTGTTGAATATGTAACATCCTGTAACATCAACGTAAGATCCTATAGTTCCGCCGAATGATGTGGTGTCTCCGTCGCTAATGTAGACGAAAAAATTGACAGTCGTTACTACCTGAATTTCAATTTCAACAAGAAACCAACCATCGCCAATAGGCTCTGAACGGGCTGTCAGAGGCGCCGCAAGCGCGTTGTGACCATCCTTGCGCCCTAAAGTTAAAGTTCCGTCATTGGTGTTAATGCCTATGCCGCAATCGAGCCCGCCGCTGATTTGAGCGCGCAGATAAGCAAAGCCCAATCCCGAGCCCTGACGCACATAGAAACCACAGGTATTTCTTCCTGGGGTTAAAATATTGGTCCGAAATGCGCGAACGGCGTTTGAAGCAGCGGTCAAGGTAAGTCTTGAGGCTTTTAAGAAATCAACGGGTGGGGTAATCGGCGTCGCGGTCATATTTTGGCGCGTCCAATAGGCGTGACCAAGATCCTCTGAGTTTGGCACAACATTGTGAGCGCTGTGCTTGCGCTTTCCATCTGCGTCGTAGCCTGAAATCAAACCCTGCGCGTCACCTTCGAAAAGGTGAACATCGACGTAGGGCGTCACTACACCCAGAACAGAATATACGCTGTTCTTGTAGTCCACCACAGTTTGCGGGCCAAGACCAAGAAACTCATAAATATTGGCAACAATGGGGCCAAATGAATTAAGAGAGACAGAGCCTATGTCGACGCCGGTGGAGATCATTACCAGCGACCGCGAATTTCGTTCGCGCCGATAATTGTCGTTCCCACGCTGACGATTTTCTCGAAACGACCGATAAGAATGCCCGGTTGAACATTCTTGTAGATCGCCGTGACACCAGGGGCGCCCTTTTCGACAACCGCGATGTCGCCAGCAACGGCAACATGCAGACAGGTCGTGATATTTGTGAAAACGTGATCGCCGACAGAAATATCAACGGTCTCGGAATAGCGAGGCGCGTAATTCTCTTTAGGGACGTCGCTAACCCTGTCGTGAATATCTGTGGACACGGCGGATTTCCTTGTGTGATTGGTTGAATGGCATTCTAGGTTATCGGACAAAATAAGTCAATATTTACTGATCTTCCGCCTAGCTTTCCACTGAAATAGCCAAATAGCTACTTGGCTGTAAAAACTGAGCGCATCCGACGCCCTATCTGCCTATAGATAAGTCAGTGCTTATGTATAGGAACGTGCAATGACCCCTCTCTCGCCAAGCCCCCTGCCCCGTCTGATCGCACTTTGCGGCAAGCCCGGATCTGGCAAAACCACTGCCGCGGAAATTCTGCGCGACAAACTCGGATACACCATCGCCGACGACGGCTTACCGCTGCGTCAGATGGCAATGCAGCATCTTGGTCTGACCGAACATCAGGTCTTCACGCAAGAAGGCAAGCTCGAGACCGTCAATCTTGTCGGTCAGGATCATACGGTGCGGTCGATCCTGGGCGAGATCGGCAACGCCTTTGAAGAGAAATTCGGCGGTGACGTCATTCCCTACATGACACACCGGTCTCTTGATCCGACGAAAACCTATGTCATGGGCTCGGTGCGGCGCATTCAGGGTCATTACTGGGGCGCGCAAGGCGCACTGGTGATCGAGATTGACCGGCCTGACGTAGACCCCTCCCCTTACAACTTTGACCATTACGATCCCGCGGCCGTTCATGTCGTTGTGCTGAATGACGGCCCTGCGCGCGGTCTTCACCACGCAGAGTCAATTCTGCGTCTGAAAGAACAGCTTTGGGAGGCGATCAATGGCCCGGTCGCATCTGCACTCGGCATCCATGATCAGAACCAGATCGAGGCCGCCGAATGATCCCGGTCTACTTTGGCAACACAAAGACGATACTGGATGATCAGACCGTTTATCCAGGCGGTTTTATGCGAGCTGATGTGCATCCGAACATGAGAATATTTGCCATCGCTGATTTTGACGAATGCGCACCGACGGTGCGCTTTGAGTATCCATTCGCGGTTCCTTCGATCAATATCACTGAATGGGAGCTTCACAGTTTCAGTGTAAGCCGTGTGGTTCATTACTGTGATCTTGAAAGACGTTATGGAGGTAACTCTCCCGGTTTTACGCGTGACGCGCCTGCATCATCCTTGACGATTTCGGACATGTTCTTTTCCAATATTGATCCTCGAATGAGATCATCCGGTGAGTCCAAAATGGTTCGCATGATGGAAAGCATGTCCAGACGTTTTTCGCTCCGGTGGCGCGGCATCATCGTTGAAGACGTGGATCAGCAGCAGCAGTTTCTCGACAGGAGTGATTTCGACCCCTTCTGAGACCGGTGGACTCATACGCATTTGATGATGTAGCTATATGGCAATAGCAACAAAAA